ATGCACAATATGTATGAGGTGTATCGTGATATGTACGATGCGCTTGGTGTGCGGGATGTAGACAGGATTATGAAGCGTATTCCTGACGATGAGCCGACACCCAAGGATCCTGCTCAGGAGAACATCGATGTAATGGACATGGTTCCTTTGCAGGCTTTTGAGGGTCAGGAGCATGAGGCGCATATAATGGCGCACATGGTTTTTGGTTCTACCCCATTGGTTGCAGGTATGCCTGCTCTAGCTATGGCTTTACAGAAGCATATAATGGAGCATGTTAGAATAGCAGCGCGAGAAAGAGCGGCTGTTCAGTTTATTCAGAGCCGTCAGCAGGCTGGCGGTGAGGCGGCTACTGAGGAAGAAATGCTACAGATAGAGGGTCTTACGGCTCAGTTTGTGGCAGAGGGTATGCAGATGGTTAAGCAAATGTCACAGCAGGTGTCTGGTCAAGGCCCGGATCCTCTTGTACAGCTTAAAGAGCAGGAGCTTCAGATTAAGGCACAGGCTGAACAGAATGACGCTCAGGTGGACCAAGCGAAGCTTAACCTTGATGCACAGAACCAACGGTTGCGGGCGGACCAGTTCCAACAGCGGCTTGCGGCACAAGAGCGGCAGACAGACAAGCGTATTGATTCTGCCATGCAACGTGAAATGCTTAAACAGAGAGGGCAATAGAATGAATAGCGTAGTAAAGATTGTAACAAATAAACCGGGGCCTGCGCCAAAGGCTGTAGAGTATGCGGACATTGAAGGTCAGGGCCGTATACCATATGGCAAGACAGCGGATGTAAAAGTTTCGGTTGGAATGAAAGAAGCCACGGTTCGTGGTATGGGTGCTGCGATTAAAGGTGGCAAGTACATAGGTTGTGAATAAATGCCGTTAAAACGTGGCTCTAGCGACAAGACCATTAGCGACAACATAAGTAAACTACGAGACGAAGGCTACAAGCAGAAGCAGGCTGTAGCCATTGCTTTATCTAACGCGGGTAAGATAAAGAAGATGCGTAAGGGCGGCGTAGTTAGGGGAATATAGAAGCTTGGGGGCTTTACATGGTTGATCCTATTAGCGCAATGGCGATTGCGGGTAGTGCTTTTTCCGCTTTGAAAAAAGGCGTGAGCATCGGACGCGATATAGAATCAATGGGCAAGGATTTGTCCCGCTGGATGTCTGCTGTATCTGACATAGATAGAGCTCATCACGAAGCCAAAAACCCACCTATATTTAAGAAACTATTTTCTGGCAAGTCTGTTGAACAAGAAGCGATGGAACTGTTCACTCAAAAAAAACAGCTTGAGAACCAGAGAGATGAGCTTCGTAAATTAATTAGTTCCATGTGCGGGCCACAGGCTTGGCAAGAGTTAATTCAAATGGAAAGAGATATCCGTAAACAAAGAAAAGAAACGCTTTATGCACAACGTGAAGCTCGTAAGCATTTTTTGGAGATTGTAGCAATTATATTATTTACCACGTTGGGGGCTTTATTCTTAGTTGGCATAGTTTGGTTAATTTCTATTAGGGGGAGCTTTTGATACAGAAGAGATTAGAAAAAGGGTCTGAGTATAACAAGTATGACTTAGATGGCGACGGCATTGTAGACGATGATGAGTTACTGGCGGCAGAAAAGTTACATGAAATAGAGGCAGCGGAGAAGCAGGAAGCAGCGGAGCTTCGCAAAATGTCTGCACAGAGACGAATGGCGACGGCTGTACTGTGTTTTATGGCGTTATATACGCTTTTAATGTTCATGCCTTTTGTATCAGACGAAAGGGTTAAGCTCCTTACAGACCTCTCAAATTTGTTATACTTGACGGGCGGGGGCATTGTGGGAGCCTATATGGCTGTGTCCGTATGGCCGAAAAAGCAGTAAGAAGATACGGTGAAAGAAAGTTTAAAAAGCATGATATCCGTTGGGCAAAGGAACATAAGATACATCAGTCCACAGAATGCAAGGCTTGTGGTGCTAAAACATCCGGTTTTTCTAAAGATGATGGAGAGACTTGGTACTGTTCAAGTTGTATAACGAATGTTTGAGCATTTGTTTTTATTGTTTGTATTTACAGGATTGGAGCCCAATAAGAAGCTAGAAAGTCAAGATATGTATTTTAGGGATTTGCATGAATGCACATATTTTGCTAGAGAATTACATAAACAAGGCGAGACAATCACTGCATACTGCTTGCCAAAATATGTAAACATTGAAGCTGTAAAGGTATATTGATATGTTACAAGCATTAATAGGCCCTGTATCAGGGCTTTTAGATAAATTTATTGAAGATAAAGACCAGAAGAACGCACTTGCACATGAAATCGCCACCCTCGCAGAAAAACAAGCGCACGAAGCAGCCCTCGCACAAGTCGAAGTTAACAAAGCAGAAGCGCAACACCGTTCCATCTTTGTATCTGGATGGCGTCCCTTCATTGGCTGGACCTGTGGCACAGCGTTGGCATACCACTTTGTCCTTGCTCCGACTATTTTGTTCGCAACAGCGTATGCTGGTGTTGAAGTTCCTGAACTACCTAGTTTTGACATGGAGACGTTGACCACGATTTTACTTGGAATGCTAGGATTGGGCGGATTACGCAGTTTCGAGAAGTTTAAGGGATTAACAAAATGAATTTAGATAAACTTAGAGAAGAATTAGCCGAAGACGAAGGCTGTAAGTACGAAATTTATTTAGACCACCTTGGCCTGCCAACTTTTGGAATAGGGCATTTAATTACTAAAGATGACCCAGAATGCAATATGGAAGTAGGCACAGTAATAGAACAGAGGCGTGTTCAGTCTGCGTTTAATTTAGACATTACAGTTACTCTTGAGGATTGCCAGAGGCTTTACAAAGACTTTGATGACTTACCAAAGGAAGCACAGCTAATCATAGCGAATATGATGTTTAATCTTGGCTATCCACGCCTATCCAAGTTTAAGGGTATGAAGGCAGGAGTCGATTCCAGAAGCTGGGCTTCCGCAGCCGATGAGATGGTTGACTCCAAATGGTATACGCAAGTTCCAAACCGTGCTAGAAGATTAGTAGCTAGAATGAGACTGTTAGCGCAAGAATAAATAAGAAACACGTGACTTTGCATTTGAAATGATATAAGACTATATCAGCGTTAATGCGGAGATATACGAGTGGACGAAATTTATATGGCAGAAGCCGTTTTCCGGATTATACGAGAGCGGCGGCAAAGCGTTCAAGACTTGTTGATTTATGACAACGTCAAGAACATAGAGCAATATCGTGAGCTCATGGGAAATTTATCTTCCCTAAATCATGTGGAACAGGAACTCAGAAGCCTGCTACAAAAACAGGAGAAAAGTAATGACTGAAGCAGTAAAAGTTGACCTTAAAGGTGCCTCAGAAGGCGTAGACAGCCTCGCAGAAGCCTATAAGGATGTTACCGATAAAGCACTAGACCCCGAAGCTATTGGGGGAACACTCTTAGAAAGATTGCCAGATCCTACGGGTTGGCGATTATTAATTCTTCCATATAGAGGGAAAGGTAAAACCGACGGTGGTATTTACTTGCCTGATAAAGTAGTGGAAGAACAAACAGTATCTACACAAGTTGGCTATGTTTTAAAAGTTGGAAGCCTAGCTTACAAAGACCCTGAAAAATTCCCATCTGGGCCGTGGTGTAAGAAGGGGGATTGGGTAATGTTTGCCCGTTATGCAGGTTCTAGGTTCAAGATTGATGGCGGGGAGGTTCGCATTTTAAATGATGACGAAATTCTAGCTTCTATTAAGGAACCAGAAGATATTTTACATTTCTAGGAGTAACTGATGGCAGAAGAAAAACAACAAATTGAATTAGATTTAGAAGATGAAGGTCAAGAAGTAGAAACAACGGAAGTAGAGGTAGAGGCTTCTTCAGAGTCTACAGACGACCAAGGCTCAGGCGATAATTTTGAAAAAGCTAAAAGCAAGACACAAAACCGCATTGACCGCATGACTAAGAAAATGCGTGAAGTAGAACGGCAGAGGGAAGAAGCTGTAAAATTCGCGCAAAACGTACAGGCAGAATCCCAACAATTAAAGCAACGCCTAGATACCTTGGACACTAATTACGTTCAAGAATACACTAGCCGTGTCGAAACTCAAATGGCTACAGCCGAACAAGAATTAGCCAGAGCTATTGAAATAGGCGATACAAACGGTGTTGTCGAGTCTCAAAGAAAAATAACAAAATTAGCTATTGAAAATGACCGTGCACAACAGGCTAAAGTCCAGCAGGACCGTTACGCTCAACAGGTTGAAGCTCAAAAAACACAACAAGTTCAACAGCCTATGCCTCAACAGCAACCTCGTAGACCAGACCCTAAAGCCGAACAGTGGGCTCAGAGAAACAACTGGTTTGGTGACGATGAAGCTATGACCTATGCGGCTTTTGGTATACATAAAAGGCTTGTAGAGAACGAAGGGTTTGACCCGACGACAGATGAGTACTATAGTGAATTAGACAAACGTATGGTGGGCGAGTTTCCCCATAAGTTATCTAACGGTGAGAGCAAACGGCCCGTCCAGACGGTTGCTTCAGTATCCCGCAACAGTTCTGGGCGCAGTAGTGGGAAAAAGGTTAGACTCACCCCTAGCCAAGTCGCAATAGCGAAGAAATTGGGTGTGCCGCTTGAAGAATACGCGAAATACGTGAAGGAGTAGAAGATGTCTGAAGATCAAAATGAATCCCTTGAGAAGGGCATTACTCGTACTTCTCGCGCAACACAAACTCGGGAGAAGGCGGCAAGGCGTAAGCCGTGGGCTCCCCCGTCTATGTTAGATGCACCACCTGCACCGGATGG